GTTCTCGTAGACGAACTGAGCGGTGCCAGAAGCTTTCTCAGTGCTCTTCAGAGCGCCACGAGCAGATGCGTTGATGATGTAACGCAAAGCGCCAGCGTCGGCGTTAGCCACTGCCACGTCGGTTTCCATGCCGATGTACTCGGCGAAAGTTCCGAAGGTGGTGATGGTCTGGGTGCCGATGCCGGTGGTGTTGATGATGCCCAGAGGCTGGTTGGAAGAACCAGAGCCGTTCAGGCCAACACGATCCAACTCAAGAGCCAGAACGCGAGCCAGGTCATCACGGACCATTTGCTCAACGTCGATGCTGGACTGCAGCAGCAGCTTGCGGGAGTAGTCAACGAAAGCACCACAAGTCTTGGGGCTGAGGTTGATCTGCTCGATCGTTTGCTGGGACTCGGTGGGGGAGGAACCCTCGCCAACCCAGTAAGCGGTTGCGGATGAACCCTGCTTGGGGATCGAGATGTTGCCGTTGATTCCGCTCAGGGTCGTCATGCCGGCCTGTGCCAGTGCAAGACGGTTGCGGAGCAGCTCGATGAAGCTGCCAGACAGCAGAACATCGTCGACGAGGTTGCCGCCAGCAGTGGCAGTGCCAACGTTCAAGTCACGACGCAGCACCTCGTTAGGCACCACAATGCCGTTGGAGGAACGCTCGTACTGCTTAGCAGCAGCGTTGCCAACTTCGATCTCGAACTCAGCTTCGCGACGAGCAGATTGATCGCCGGGGTTAGCCAGATAGTTCAGAGCGCGAATGAAGCTGAAGCGCTTGACTTCTTTCTGTGAAAGGCCGACATCGTTGGAAGTGACATCGGCAGAACGGATGGGTTGTTCCACTTGACGGGTTCCGAGTTTTTCGAGGAATGCAGCACGAGCCTCATCAATGGAGTTGTCTCCATCGACAAGTTCTTGTGCCAGATCTGCCATACGGTGCTGAGCACCGAGAGCGTTGATGGCGGCAACGCGGTCTTTTTCAGCCTTCTTGGCCTCCGACCGGATCACCTCCAGGTTGGGAGTTTGTTCTTCCATCGCAGGAGCGGGTGTAGATGCGGTCGTGACCGCTGAACGAGTTTCCTGTTTTTCAACAGGAGCTTCGTTTGTAATAGTAGTGTCTTCAGGTTGTGAAGATTCAGGCATAGCAGGCTCTTCCGAAAGAAGTGAACGTCCGATTCCAATTGTGGGGTCAGCCGGAATCGAAACAAGGCTCAATTCGTGAGGTGTCCAGCTAGTGGCAAGCACACCCTCTTCTCGTTGCTCACCCTCATCGATTGAGTAGCCAAACGAAATACCCCGCAAGATGCCGTCTTTAACGTCATCTAGATACTGTTTGGCGAAATCAGAGCGCGAAAAGCGGATTTTTGCGTAAGCACGCTTTTTGTCTTCATCCAGATAGGCCCGCTCGACCACACCCAGAACTTTGTCGGGATTGTGGTTGAAAAGGAACGGAGCGCCATCGTTGAGGCGCATGAAGTTGGGTGCTTGGCTGTCGTGGCTCAGCACCTCAGTGCCGAAATACCGCGAAACCGGGTACTCGGAGCTGAAAGGAAACTCAAAAGTCCGCTCGTCAATCGTGCGGATTTCAGTTGCCTCGGTGCGCTGCATCCGCTCACCAACCACCGAACGCTTCTGCTCAGGCTCTTCAGCCCGGATAGGAGCGATCTTGGTCAGCGTGCTGAACTTGTGCCCAACCTTCCGATCAGTCGCCTCTTTATCGCGATAAAGAGTGATCAGCGCCGCAGGATCATCCTCGGTGCCAGTGATCGTGAATGAAGAGTCAGGAACATCGATGGTTCCGTCACGCTCGATGCGGTCGATACGACCCTCAGCGCGACCACCTGATGAATTCCAAGAGACAAAGTCTCCCGTCTTCAGGGCATCAGGTGCTGCCCTTTCTTGTTCCTGCTCCATAGAAGTCAAGAGTTCTTCCTCATTATTGCTAATAAGTTGTCTACCTTCCCGTGCTTTCTTGATCCGCTTTGAGCGAGCGTCCGACCAAGACTTGCCAGCGTCACCTCCCCAAGCCGCCCAAGCGACTCTTCCATTACTGGGATAGCCATCCTCACCAGGGCTAAATCCTTGGCCTTGTTTATCCACCTCATGCCTTGCAAACCAAGCTGACATCGTGATCACGGTGTCAGGGCTCAGTTCGTTGCCGCTCAAAATCTGACTAGCCCTGGTGCGAGCAACGTCAGTGCCGCCACCTTCACCATCAGCTTTCCAATCGCGATAACGCTGAGCCTCAGTCCTCATGCCCTCGTTGGGCATAAGGTCAATCTCAACTCCGTTTACGTTTGCCATTAGTCCGCTTGCGAGTGGGCTCGGGCTGATCCGATTCAAGCAACGGCAGCTGCATAGCCTCGTCGGTCAAATCAAGATCCTTGTCTAGCTTGATTCCGGCGTCCGCAGCGATCTGCTGCTCACGAGCCAGCTCAGCGACGTTGTCATCAAAATCACCGCCTGAGTAGGCAATGATTTGCTGCTTGGTCATGTAGCCGGCCTGTTCCGCCTCGCGGTAAGCCTTGACCTCTTTCAGAGGATCAACCCAGCTCCAGCCACGCGGCATCCAGCGCGGAGACAGATAGCGCTCAGGACGCAGCTCGTAGTCAGGGAAATCGCAGTATCCACTCAGGACTGCGAGATTCAGCCACTCGCGGAACACACGCATGTGCATGTTGTCGATCAGATACTTCTGAACAACACGCCAGTGCTCACGGTCCTCAAGCAGTGACAGTCTTGAACTGCTGTAGTTGGTGTCGCTGAAGTCGCGAGACAACGTCTCATACGAGCAGCCAAAGCCCGACGCAAAGCGCCGAACTTTGTTTTTGACAAACATCTCAAACTGCTGATCTGGGGAGTCAATATCAGGAACCGAGACAGACTCACCAGGCGAGAGGTACTTGAAAGTGCCAGGCTCAAACTCACTGATGCGCTGACTGTTCTCAACATCATCAGCAATCAGCTCACCCTCATTGTTAGTAATAAAGCCCATGATGCTCGCGCCAGCACGAGCACGAATCACGGCTGCTTCCTCATATCCCTGCAGCTGATGCGCATCTGCCATCACGCTGTGGAACCAAGGCACACCCCTGTTCTGACCTGGCCTTTCAGGCATGAACAGATGAATCACATCATCCGCAGGCAAGAAAACATGCTTCCTGTCAGGGACAGGATTGCCTTGGAAGAAAGTATCTCCAGGGTGACGGGTGAGGATCGCGTACCGCACAGGGCGGCCCCACTCATCAACCTCAACGCCGTTGCGCCATTCGTTGCCTTTTTTGCCTGTTGCACCGTTATATGACTCGTCCAGAAGATCGCTCTCAATCATCTGCAATGCCAAAGGCACCTTCGACTCACCAAAAGCGCGACGGACAATCCTGAACAACGCCTCGCCAGACTCACACATCGCACCGGCAGCTAGCCACTCAAAATCGTGGAAGCTGTACCGACCAGAACAGTCGCAAGCGTTAGGCCGCGTCCAATAGGACCATTTGGCCTCAATCTCGTTATTAATCCTGTTGTCCCGCTTGTTGCCACGCAGTTGCAGCACCTGAGATTGCAGCTTGATGCCGGTGCCAATCACATTGATCTGCGTGGTCCGCTTGGCTTGCCGCGCATACGGGTTGTTCCGCACCATCTCGCGGGAACGATCCCGCAGCCTGCGCAGATTGCCTCGGATCTCAGCATCAGCGCTGGCTTGCGTCGACATCCAGTCGTTTGTCAGACGCGAAACCATCGCGCCGCTGTAGGCACGACGGAAAACTCGGGCCGGCGCCTTGCCAAAACCCAAGAAGTTCATGACGGTCGAACGAATACCCATGATCAGTTGAACCTCACGAACATGTTGCGTGGATTGCCAAGGCCATTGGCGATCATTTCAGCCTGTTCTTCACGGTTCACTTCAGCCTTCAAGCGACCCTCAAGCTGAATCAAGTCAGGCAAGTCGTAACGCTTCAGATTGCGATTGCCAATCTTGTATTCCTGTACAGCGCCACCAGCAATCAAAGTTCTGATTGCGGTTTGAACTGCTTCTAGGTCCTTCCTTGCTTGACTCCGTCCATCGAATGCACCTGGCGTTCCTGAATACTCAAGAGCTGCCTCAACAGTCAGCGTGCCGTAGCCAAGAGTAATCTTCTCGCTCGCCTTGGTCGCAATCGCCTGCCAATACCAGTTCCCAGCGTCAAAACCCGCTGAATCTGTCGCAGAAATCGTAAATTCCCAGCCAGTGCCAAAAACACTGCCCGTAGAGATGTGTCCCTCCGAGGCAGTATTGGTCCTCAAGTAGTACTTGAGCGTCCACTCGTCACTTTTGATTTCGTTGCCGAAAACATCCGTAGAGGAGTCATCTCTCCATTTGACGGTGTCACCAGCTCGAATCTCGCTTGGGATGTTCACAGGACTACCAGCTAGAGACGAAATTACGGCGATTAGGCCGTTTTTGCTGTCTTGATCCTAGCTGAGGCGGCTTATTAGGCTCATTACGCCGCTCAAACTGATCCCAAATGCTCCGGCGGTCAAATTTCTGGTACATCCGGTGCAAAGCGGCATATGCATAGACCATTTCGTCCAAAGCCTCGTTTGGACTTTGGCTTTTTTTGACCCAAACACGCTCTGGGAAGCCGTTGCGATACCTAAGGACCTGTCGCTCGGCGGTTAGCTCTTGGAAGTAGTCAGGACCGACTGTTGGATAGAAGTGAAGGTATCCAGGACCTGGATCATTGTGCTTCAGCCGCCCAAACAACAGTGATTTGACCCCATCAACGCCAACAGGGAACAATTGAGCGCCATTTTTCATCGCTCGACCCTTGAAGTTGATATCAACCTTGCTTGCCTTGCCCAGCGGCGGCTTACCTTTCTGGCCCATGCCTTTGATGGCAATCACGCCCATCGCCGCACGCTCTCGTGCATAGCCATACACCTCTTGCGTGTGGTGACCACCAGAGTCAATGCAGCAAACCTCGATGTTCAGCTTGCGGCCATCCTCTGTTTCATACGGATTCTGCAAAACCTCATCTAGCTGCTTCCAAACCTCCGGTCTGGACGGTGATCCATGAAGAACCACTCGATCAACCAAATAAGCCTCTTCATCTCTGGCCCATCCCCACACCGACAAACTCAATCTGTCGTCTTGACAGTCACAACCGCAGGTAAGCAACAAAACTTCGGCCGGTGGTGAGGCTTGCTTGTACTTCTCTTCAGCAGCACGCTGCAGCAACGACTCGCCACTGATCTTGCTCGCGTACTCGTCCTCCCAAACCTCGCCAAGGATCGTGTTCACCCAAGTTTTCAGCTGCTCAGCATCGTGCTTTGCATCCAAAAACTCCTCAACCAGATTCGACCACGCCGCATTAGGGCTGTAGCTGTACGCCGCCCAGATGTGAAAGCCAGCATGCTTGCCATTGAAAGGACCAGTCGCACGCCACTCGCCACGCTCAACCATCCACCTCTTCTTGGCGTGAGGAATCATCACCCCACACTTCTCGCAGCAGTAAGCAGCAGTTGACGGGTCATCGTCAAACCAGCGGATGTTTGACCACCGCAGATACTGCATATGACCACAGTCCGCGCATGGGACGTAGTAGCGCCTCATGTCCGACTGGTTGTACATCTTCTCGATCCGACTGAAATCCTTCACCGTCGGAGTAGAGCCGGAGACAATCTTCCGGTTCCAGTAGTACTCAGTACGCCTGATGCCCAGCTTGATCTGGTCACCCTCAGATCCAGCCGAAGGCGGATAGCCGTCGACCTCATCGAACAGCACGATCCGCCTGCTCACACGCCGGAAGCCACGCGGCGAGTTGGCACCGACAAGACTAAGCGTCCCGCCAGGAAACTGTTTTTGCAGGATCGTGTTCGCGCCATCCTTTGCCTTTGCCTCACTCACCAAGCCCCTAAGGCATGGGGTGTCACGCAGCATCGGCGCAATCTCCTCTTTTGAATATCCCTGCGCGTCCTCAATCGTCGGCTGAACCAGCATGATTGGCGCTGGATCTTGGTGGACGTGATACCCGACAACATGGTTCAAAATCTTCGAGTAGCCGACCCTGGCTGACTTCATCACCGTCACCTGTTCAATACCAGGGTCAG